CTTATGCGCTCTATATGAACGTCCTCCAGTATGGCCAGATGTTTGCGATGGAAGGGGTGGACCGGGCCTGGAATATGTTTCGGCGTATTCAAGAGTCCTTCCCCCAGATCGTCTCCATCAAGCCTATCTACGCCATGCCAGCGGGCCAACTCGTGCTGGTCGAGCCGCAACGCCGCACGATTGATCTGGCGATTAAGATGGACCCCGCCAATGTGCCCTGGGATATTATGGGCGGATTGGCGCAGCACGTGCGCGTCATCGGCTCCATTGTGCCGCGGATCAAAGTCGATGGCGGCGATAAAGTGGGGGTCGTGCATTATTCGGGTGTCGCATAGCGACCCGTGTACGCCCAGCGAAAGGATGTGGTATGGCTGAGCAGTATCGTCTCAAAACCGATTTTTCGCGGCTCGAACGCGATGAGAAGGATCGTCTGCGTGGCAAGCAATACGCCGCGGGCGATCTGATCGAGCCGACCCCGGAAGAGCTCCGCGCGTTTCCCGACAAGTTCGAACCCGTGACTGGCACAGCCGGACTGGCGGCTCCACCGCCGGCTCCACCGCCTGTCGAGCCGCCTCTGCCTGAAGAACCGACGCCTCGCAGCCGGCGCTGAGGAGGGGAACGTGCCCCCACCGCATGCCACCGTCGAGGAGGTGCGTCTCATCTGTCCCACGTCGGCCACCGATGCCCAGGTGCAGATGTCTATCGACCTGGCGCAGGTCATGCTGGGCACCTATCTGGTCGACACGGGCCAGCCGGAGCCGACCCTCTGGGCCATTGAGGTGCAACTCTCGGCGCATTACGTCTGTCTGATCGACCCGCGCGCCAAAGACATCGGCGACGGCGACACGCGCGTCAGCTTGCAACGTGGGCAGGACGGCACCGGCCTGAACTCGACGCAGTACGGGCAGACGGCGCTCGCCCTCGATAGCAGTGGCACGCTGGCGACGCTGGGCACCCGCAAGCGCACGGTGATCAAACTGTACTGAGGGAGGAGGGAGTAAGGGAGTAAGGCAGCAGGGGGAATCCGGATCCGACCCCTCGTTCCTCACTCCCTCACTCCCTCCTCCCTCTCCGAAGGAGCCCCGATGCTCTCCCAGACGGCCATGGACGCGCTCGCGCAGCACGCAGTCGCGATGTACGGCGACCTCATGGAGCTGCTCACCTACCGCAACCGTCGCGCGCCGAACGCCACACCGGTGGTGTATACGGACGTGCCGGCGCGCCTCAAGCACTTTCGCGCCAGCGAGATCGACCTGGAGCAGATCCTGCGCAATGACCTGGAGTGCCGTATCCAGACGGCGCTGGTCACGTGGATGCCGACGCGCTACGACGATTTTGACCGCGCGGACGGCACGACGTGGCAGGTGCTCAACATCGTGGGGGGGGGCGGACATCCATGGCTGAAGCTGCATGTGAGGCAGGTAGGGTAAGCTGGGACGATGCCGTTGAGGCAAGTAGGATGATGCTGAGGCAGGTGCAGGAGAGCCTGCTCTATGCGCTCGGCGACCGAGAGCGACCCGCACAACGACCCGGCGAACGTCCATACCGCTGGGTGATTGAGGGAGGATACTGGGATAGGAGGCAGCCGAGTGTGTATGTCTATGAGGATGAGGAGCGCTTGCCGTTGGCGGAATTGGCCGTGATGCAACAGTTCCCGTTTGATTATGTCCATTTCTTGCGTGCCCGTTGGCAGGTGGGCTGATGGCTGCACCATTCATCACCTACAAGCTGACGGTCCCCCGCATCCCCGTGCTTGATCCGGTGCAGAGCCGCCAGGTGATCTATCGTGAGGCGAGTATGGCCGTGCGCGCCATCGTCGAAGACGTCGCCAGCGAAGCGCGGCAGCGTACACCCGTCAACACCGGCGTGCTGCGCGCCTCCATCGCCACCGACGTGACCACGGGCACCTCGCTCAGCGCCGCCATCCGTGGCACGGTCTTTACAGGGGCCCAGGCACCCTACGCGCCGTATGTGGAAGAGGGGACGGCGCCGCACTGGGCCCCGATCGGGCCGCTGCTCCTGTGGGCCAGACGGGTGCTGGGGAACGAGCGCGCCGCCTACGCCGTGCAGCGGGCGATCGCCCGGCGCGGGACACGCGGGCGCCATATGTTCCGGGACGCGATCGCCGCCGTAGCGCCGCGGGCGCAGGGGATGTTGGCGCAGGCGATGCAGCGGGCGGCGCGGCTGTTACAGGGGGGGAGTTAGCGCGGGAGGCGCAGAAAGATTTGCCAGAACGCGGCAAGCATGGCCCCAAAGCCGACAAGCATGACGCCGATGACCAGCGTAAGCTTGCTGTCGATACCGTTGAGACGTTCGGCCATGCTGATGAGTCTGGTATCAGCATCGGCGGCGACTTTGGCGGCTTCGCGGGCTTCCGGCTCAGGCGTGCCAGCGGCTTTGAGGGCATCGTACATTTCGAGTTGGAGGAGGCTCATGCGTCGGCCTCCAGAGCAAAGGCAGACTCGCCCCGCTGGGGCACTGACGGCGTCTGTGGCCGGGGATGGTGCGTATCAATGAGCACGGCAATGGAGTCGTAGCAGGGTTTGCAAAGGATCTCATGACGCTTCTCTGGCGAGATATAGCGTTCCCATTCGCTGTCTGGGACACCAAAGAAATCGGGATCATGGACGCCACACCGGGCACACAGGAGCGGATACCATATGAACGGAAAGCGGCGCTTCGGTGGTCGGGAGCGAAAGTGACAGTGCTCACAACTGATGAGCTGTTCGCCATGGCGGCAGATTTCCATGTCGCAACCAAAGACATGGACGTGGCCTTCAGGGACGGCGCAATCTGGGCAGGTGATCGGTGACGTGGACATGAGACATCTCCTCTACGATGTCGAGGACCGGGTGTCAGAGTAGAGGCTCCGACCTCGCGAGGGGTGCGCACCCCTACCCGGTCGGGAGCCAGTGTAGCATTGTGCTACACAGAAAGTATACCTCGTATATTGTGCCCTATGCTAGGAATATGCGCTATGCACCTCCGCTGCTTCGTTGCAGACACACCCATACTGGAAACCCTCGCCGAGCCCCAGGACCTCCCCAGCGTCGGCGACGCCTGCGTCCTGCCCTTGCCGGACGGTATGCAGCGTTTTCGCGTGCTGGATCTCGTGCGCACGTACGGCTTTGCGCGCGCGCTGGCAGGCATGGATCGTCTGGATCTGGCGCGGGTCGATCTGCTGCTGGAAGAAGTAGGGGATGGCGATGCCGCTCGCTGACATCATGCAGGCCCTGCTGACGCCGCTCCAGGCCATTCCTGACATCGGCCACGTCTACCCCTACGACCGCATCGCCCTCGACCCGACCGCCCTGAACGGCGTCATGGGGCCGCTGCCCACGCTGCGCTACTGGTGCCTGTCGCGTGCCGGGACTGCCGAGATCTGGCGTGGCAACAAGGGCGTCGAGCGGTTGCACCGGCTGCGTCTGCGGGGCTATCTGGCGCTGGACGACCCGCACGCCTCAGAGCGCGTGTATCAGGACCTGGTGGATGCGGTGCAGGGCGCGTTAGCCAGTGTGGTCACTGTGCCCGGCAGTGCCGAGTACCTCACCGCCCCAACACTTGAGAGACAGGAACCACGTCGGTTGGCCGATACCGTGGACGTCCACTTCAGTGAGACGTACGTGGTGGCCAGCGAGTACCTGCAGGTCGCAGCGCAGGCCATCGCTGATGACCAGGTCACGACGTATCGCGCGCTGGGCGATTGGCTCGCGGCGCAGCTCGCTACCCTCCCACAGATCGGCCTGGTGCATCCCTACGAACGCCTGACGGTGGAACCGGATCTGGCGTCTGGCGTGTTCGGCGACAGCCACGCGCTGCGGGCCTGGACGCTGACGCGCGAGAGCGTGCAGCAGGAGCGCTCCGTAGGCCTGGAAAGCCGAGGGCAGGAGCGGCTGGTGTTGCGCGGTTTTCTCAGCGTGGACGATAGTCAGGCGAGTGAGCTGGTCTTCCAGGCGCTGCTCGAAGACATTGCCGCGCTGCTCAGACCGGTGCATACGGTGGGTGTGTTCGACCGCGTCGGACCGCTGCAGATCGAGCAGGTGGCGCACAGCAGGGTCGGGCAAACACATCTCTGTCACGCGGCGCAATGCGCGCTCCCGGTCGAAGCGTTCGCGGCTTCGCTGACGTCGTGACGGGCGAGTTCATCATCCTTGTCGCGCTGCTCGCGTGCTGCGGGCTGGCGCTGTATGTCTTTTTGTTCTAGGAGAGCCGTATGGCCGAACCACCAAGCGTGACAAGTATTGGGTACCTGACCAGAATCGGGGTAGGGGAAGAGGTCGTTTACGGCACACCGGTCCTCACGACCCAGGTGCTGCCGAGCATCAGCGAGTCGCTCAACGACGTCTACGCCGAAATTCCCGATGAGTCCTTGCAGGGCTCTCCGGTCTACGGGACGCCAGAGCAAGGCAATTTTAGCGCGACGGGTGATATTGTGGTCCCGATGCGCTACGCCAACGAGTGGGTGTTGCTCAAACATTTCTTTGGCACGTTCGCAGCAGGGCGCTATGACCTCATTGATTCGTTGCAAGGGAAGGCGTTGACGATCTCGATAGACAAGCAGGTGCTGGGCGTCTGGGATTATCCTGGCAGCAAGGCGACGCAGATCCAGTGGACGTCGAACGCCGATGGTGTGATCCTCACCACCAGCGTCATTCCTGGCGGCTTGCAGCTCAACTCGACGCTCAATACGCATGCACACCTCGTCACGCTCTTGCAGGATTCTCGGCGTCTCCTGCATCACCATCTCAAGCTCTGGGTGGGCACGCACGACCACGCGCTGACGGAGGCAGACGATCTGTGCTGTAGCGAGCTGACATTGACGATGGCCAGACCAATGGCTCAGGATTACACCAACTGTAGCCAAAACCCTCTAGAACCTATTGAAAACGCTTTTCTTACGTTTAGATTGGCCATCACCTTTCCGCGCTTCACCACAGAAAATGAGGCGATTATCACCTGGCGGCAGAACTATACCCAGCTCCAGGCACAGATGCGCTACACCCATCCCACGACCGGGCAGACCAAGACCCTCGTGATTCCGAACCTCACGTTCGTGACGGCGACGGCGCCGACGGCTGGCCCAGGGCCACGTGTGCTGACGACCGAGGCGTCGATTACGCGGGGCTCTGCGGTGACCACGAGCGCGCAAATCGCCATTGCCTCGAATGTGCTGACCCTCACCGGGGGCACCTTTCCCCTGGTGGCGCCTGGCGCCCAGGTGACCATCAGTGGCGCGGCAACACCGGCCAACAATGGGACGTTTGCGGCGACAGCCTCGACCACAACGACGATCACGCTCGGTTCGCCGCCAGCGCTGACGGATGAGGCGGCGGGGGCGAGCATCACGGTGAGTAGCGCCAACCCGGTCGTGTACATGACTGAGAGCTAGCCCATGCCGTCTGGCGATCTGCGCGCACTCGCGCTCGGCCTCGGCCTCTTTCGCTGGGGCCGGGGCACGCATGTGCCGCCGGTACCCGTGCCGACGCTCTCCATCGGGACGCAGACGCTGGCCGGCTTCGCGCACGAATCGGCGACGGACGGCCAGCAGTGGCCGGCGGCGAGCCCGGCGCTGGTGCGCGAAACCTGGCCGATTCTCAGCGCGGACTTTGACGCTGGGGTGCAGCAGGTCCCGGTGGTCACGCGGGCACACGCGCTCGGGCCGCATGCGCTGGATGTGGTGGCGAAAGCACCCAGCGTGCGAGTCGCCTTTCGCTGGAGGTATCAGGGGCTCGAAGCGCTGCTCGCGTGTGCCCTGGGGTACATGCCGGCGGCACACCCCCAGACGCTCGGCGGGGGCGCCTACCGGCACCTGTACGAACTGAGTGCTGACCTGGCGTCCGAGGCGTGGCCGGCGGCTGACGGGCAGCCGCCGGCTGTGCGTCTGGTGCGGAGAGGCACCTTCGCCGCCTGGCGTCAGGTCAGTGTGTGGGAGCTGACGAGCGGCATGGTGCAGTCGCTGGCACTCCTCAGTGATGGCCTCACGGTGAGCGGCGAGGTGGTGCTGGTCGGGGAGTCCCTCTCCAGGACCTCAGCGGTCAATACGGCGACCACGATGGCGGCCCTGCCACCGTACGGCTGGCCGCTCGTGAGCGTACGCCATGGCCGTTTGCGCCTCGGGCCACGGAGCGAGACCGTGCCGCTGACTGCGGTGCATGAGGTGTGCTACCGGACCGTGGAGGTGCGGCTGGAGAATAACCTGGCAGCCTCGTTTGGCCCACGCACGGGCCTGGCACCGGAGGAATATACGCGCACCGCGCCGCCGGCGCTGACGCTCGCGTTCGAGCTGCCGCGGTATGCGAGCGACGCCTGGCTGAAGACCTGGGACGACGGCGAGCCGCTCATGGGCGAGCTGGCATTCACCGGGCCGCCCCTTGGCGGCGCACCGCAGGCGTATGGACTGACCTGGTACCTGCCGGCGGTGCGCCTCACGGACGTGCGGCCCTCGCCTGTGGCACTCGGTCTGCCGAGCGTGCGGCATGTGGTGCAGGCGGAGGTGCCAGAGGCGCCGGCGGCGGGCATGCCGGCCACGACGAACGGGGGGCCGGTGGGAGTCGAGGTGGTGTGTAGGGTAGGCAACAATCCACTCCTGACGTAGGAGGGCGAGGTATGGCAGAAGAGACGCACGGGCAGGCAAGGCCAGAGACGCCGCTGAAGAAACCCGTCTTTCTCATCACGGAGAAGGAACGGCTGAGCTTCACATTTGAAGAGAGTACGTTCTGGTATCGACGGTTACCGCCCTCCAAGCGGCATGAACTCCTCACGACGTATGCCCAGCGCGGCACCTTTGATATGCAAGGCGTGGCAGGCCTGCAACTGGCGATTGCGACCTATTGTATCCGGGGCTGGGAGAACGTCCTCGATGCGCAGCTGCAACCCGTGCCCTTTCTCGAAGAGATTATCCCGTATCTGCCTTGGGCCGTCATTCAGCGCATCGATGCGCTGGCCATGGAGACGTCTCCTGAGCAGCTGCGCGAGAGGTATACCGATTTTTTGATGCACGCTTCGCCCTCGTCTCCCCTCGCACCGGCCAGTCCATTACCTGCTGGGACTGCAGAGCGCAACTAGGGGAAGAGGGCGAGGCGATTCCCTGCGACCTGGGCGGTCTGGCAGCGTGTCACTACTGGCGCACGCATGGGTACAGTCCTGGCACGCCGGTGTATGCCGACGACCTGCAGGCGTGGGAACTCTTCTGGCAAGCGCAGAAAATAGGCTGGGACGCGGTCCGTATCTTACGCAAGCTCGATCAGTTGGATGCGTACGCCGCCGATTGGCTGCTCACGCGCCTGGTCATCCTCGCGGAGTATGTGCAGGCGCGGCAGCAGACCATGCAGGACCAACGCTAGGAGGAGACGCTTGTGCCACCAGTGGTGTTAGAAATACTGGTCAACGCCGACAAGGGTATCGTCGAGCTGCGCCAGTTCGATAAGGCGCTGCAAGACACCACCAAAGCCACGCAGCAGCAGACCCAGGCACAGAACCAGGGGACACAGAGCAGCACGTCCTTTGCCTCCAGCCTGGCGCAGAGCACGAAAGCGGCCGTGGGCCTCGCGGCGGGCTTCGCTGGCGTGGCCGGCATCGCCACCACGCTCGGCGCCGCGGCGACGGCTGCCACGGGTTTCGAGGCCGCGCTGAACGCGATCAATGCGCTCGGGACGGTGAGTACCCAGCAACTGAGTAAGCTGCGTGAGCAACTGCTCGCGCTTCCCCCAGCCCTGGGTTCGTCCACCGAACTGGCCAAGGGTCTCTACGACATTCTCGGGGCGAACGTCCCGGCGGACAACGCCATTACGGTCCTAACGCGCTCGGCTGAACTCGCCAAGGGCGGCCTCGGGAACCTCGATACCGCCATCAACGCCGTCACGAAATCCGCCGCCGCGTTTGGGATACCGCTGGAGCAGGCCCAATTCGTCACGGACGTGTTCACGCAGACCGTGGTGAAAGGCCAGGGGCGCTTAGAGGAGTTCGCGCAGGCCTTTCCGCAAGTCGCGGCCACGGCTGCCGCGACCGGTGCCAGTTTTATCGACACCAATGCGGCCATCGCCGTCCTGACCCAGACGTTCAAGAACGCCGATACGGCTGCCACAGGCCTCAATTCCTTTTTCCAGCAACTCATCCAGAACAGCGCCAAGTTTGCCGCCGAGGGCATCAACGTCAAGCAGGTGCTCGCTGAGGAAGGCTTAACGGGCATCTTTCGGCGCTTGAATGAGGTCACCGGCGGCAGTGCGGAACGCCTCAAAGAACTGATTAACGATTCCGAGGGCTTTCGGGCGGCGCTGACCCTGACGGGCACACAGTTCGAGACGTTTAACGAGACGGTCGGGTCATATGCCAACGTCACTGGCTTGGCGCAGCAAGCCGCCAGCAAGAACCTGGCCGGCGCGGGGGCGGCCTGGCAGACGTTCATCAATACCCTGGATCGCCTGGTACAGGAAGTGGCGCCACCGCTCCTCAGCGCGTTCACCAGCATCACCGGTGCTGCCGCCACGCTGGCTGCCGATGTGACGAAGCTCTGGCGGGCGTTTGCGCAGAGCGAGACGCTCAAGACGATCACGGCGGATTTCGCGGCGTTCTTTCGCATCCTTGGTGACACAGCCGCCGTCCGGGACGTCGCCGCCGCGATGGGCGAACTCAACGCGAGCATGCTCACCGCCACGGGGAGCGCTGGCGAGACATACCACGCGTTGGACGTCCTCGATCAACTGCTCAAGGGCAACGTGCGGCCCGCCATCGACTTTGTCACGGCGGGCTGGGATCTGCTCAATGCCGCCTTTGACTACACGGCTGCCGGCGTGATCAAGCTCGGGCAGTACCTGGTCGATGGCCTGGTCACACCCATGGCGCAGGTGGTCACGTCGCTGGATCAGGCCGCCAGCGCGCTCGGGCTCAGCGATGGGCGCTTGAGCCAGCTCGCCGACACCAGCAAGCAACTCAGTGCGGACCTGGCGCAGGCCAGCGCCACGTTCCAGCAGATGGCGGATGATTTTGTGTTGGGGACGAACCGTCTCGGGACCGCGCAGGAGGGCGCCAGCAAGGCGGTCAGTGCGACGACCCAGGCCGTGAAGACGCAGAGCGCCGCGCTGCCGCAGCAGGGGAAGGCGGCGAGCGCGGCGGCCGCGCAAACGGAGCAACTCAGCGACGCGCAAAAGGCCATGAGTAAAGCCTTTGACGAGGCCAATAATGCCGCCAGTGGGCTCAAGGCGACCCTGGAGAAGCTCAAGCTCGGTGATGTCATCAAGGCGATTTCGACCGAGGAATTAGAGCGCTCCGTACAGACCGTCATCACGCAGCTGAAGACGATGGAAGAGAGCGGGAAGTTTTCGGCCCGCCAGATCAGCCAGGCCTATGAGGATGCCGCCGATGTCTTGCGGGCACGTTTTGGTGCGTTACCGGCGGCCTTTCAACAAGCCTTTGACGCGATGCGGACCCATGCAAGGACCACAGCGGACGGCATTCAGGCCGCGTTTGAGCGCCTGGGGCTGGCCACTCGTGCCGAGCTACAGCGCACGGCGACGGCGGCCCTGGCCGATTTTCAGACCATCCTGGAGGCGGGCACGGCGACCCCGGAGCAACTGCTCGATACCTGGCTTGACATCGTGGATCAGATCGATAAAGCGGGTTTCCAGCAGCTCCCGACCGATTTTCAGGCCGTGAATACGCGCATGCTCGACATCGCCCGGAAGGCCGGCGTCGACCTCCCGAAGCCGTACGTGGACGCGTTTGGCGAGATTGCGTTGGCGGGCAAGAAGGCCGCCGAGACGATCGACACCTCCTGGCTGCAAAGTCGTGGGGCGCTGGAGCGAGCGAAAGGCACGGTGGAAGAGTTGGCCGCATCGGTGGTGCAATTGACCCAAGAAACCCAGCGTTTGATGGACCTGCAAGTGTCCGTTGAAACGCGTTTTGCCAGCGATGTGTCGGGCCTGCTCAAGCAACTAGCGCAGGCTCAGAAAGAGCTGAGCAATATCCAAAACAGCGCGTTTGGCGATAGCGCTGCCAAGCTTGTCCAGGTGCAGAGTCTGCTCAAAGAAATTACCGTCCTCACCGACAAGCTCAAGGCGCTCGGCGTCGATCAGTATGGGCGGCCGCTGGCCGGCACGCCCACCACC